TTAGTTCTTATCATTTAATAGTTCATAAGGTGTAAAAGTAATCACTGTTTCACCAAGCCAATGATTCACTTCTTCTAGGCGCTGTTGTAGTGGCTTAATCTCATTGATAAAAAAGACTTTCCCAGCCTTTTCAACATCGCCAAAACCAGCCGCATTTGTTGGGATAATCCCCATTAATTGCGGCGGCACTCTATGAGCCGCTAATATATCGTCACGGCTAGAGTTCTTAATATTCAAAAATTCATCTTTAGCAACAATATCTGAAAGCGGAATAACTTGAATACCGTCCTTTTTACCATTTGGCGCATGAATAAATAAATTCTTAAAGTTTCCTTTTCCTTTGGCTTGGCTTAATTGCTCTTTGATAGCCAAAATATCATCTTCATTTTGCATCGGATCCGTAAGATACAAAATCGCCCCAGCATGTGCGCCATTTTGATAATATTTGCGACGGAATAAAGTGGCACTCTCATTTAAAAAAGCAGATTGCAACGAAGAAAAATAATCAGGTAAGCCATAAATTTCTTGATTAATATCAGGATTAATTAAATGAAAAATGCTATCTTTTGCAAACTCATGTTCATTAAAATTATGTAAGAAGTAAAACATACCTTGCTCAATCCCCTTACGCACATACTTAGCCAACGGCACATCAAGCGCAATAGTTTTACCCCAAGAATTAGTAATTTTTTCTAGGTAAGCATTACCAAAAATCAAATAGTCATTCACTAACTTCTCAAGTGTCGTACGTGGTAAAAGTGCGGTCGTTTTACAAGTAGAAAGCAAAATATTCTTCTTCACAGTGATAGCGCTCTGATGATGCGCAGCAGAACGATAAGCACGAGATAGCCCATTAAAATCAATGGGTGGCATATAATATTTATCGTGTAGCAACACACTTTCAAAGTAATTCAAAATATCAGCACCCTCTAAAACAGGCACAGGGTCGCCAAAAGTAAAGGCATGTACAGATTTAGATTTATCCATTTTGTATTAGATCCTATTCAAAAGTAAAAATGGTAGATTGGCTACGATGATTGCCGCCGCCGTAATTCTCGTTCAAAATACAATGCATAATTGCCCAAGCTAAATCGCCATGGCTTGCATCTTGCGAACGGTCAGAAACATAAGTCATCTGGCGTCCAGTTTTCGTTGCTTGACGTTTAATTGTCATAAAACTATTAATAATTTCCTTCCCATCCCATTTAATCCGTCTTTTCTGCACCAAGTTTAACGTCTTCAGAACCATCTCATTTTTTAAGTTCAAGTCATAAGTTAGCCCCACTGCAGAAGGAAAGAATTTCTTGACCAACTGAAAAACACCATCGCCCATACCTGTTCTATCAACAGTAATTTTAGTGACATGATAATTTTTACAATAATCAGCAATCTTACTTGCCTGTTGCTCATAATCTAAGCCATGGAAAGTATCGTAATGTAAAACACGAAAATCAGCGCCTTCAACTCTAGGCGGAGCAACAATCGCTAATGCGGCACGGTCACCCGTAAAAGCAGGATCATAACCAATCCAGACTTCACGATTACCAAAAGGACGAGAATAAAAAGGTTTAAAATCTTGCCATTCCTCATAGCTATCAACTTGGCAAGCCTGTAAATCAGCAAATTTAAAAATACTGGTATTATCATCAGCAAACTGACACATAAATAACTGGTCAAATTCTTCCGTTGAGTTCTCAAAGCGCAATTCTTCAATATCAAATAAATCACAACCGCCCTTTTGTGCATCATAAATCGTGACAATTTGTTTCCAGTGCCTATCCGCACAAAGCCGCCCTGATTGCAAATTCTTATGGCTAATATCAAATTCAGCTTTATCTTCATTGGCACGGCGTTTATTAAATAGCTCGCCAGACCAAAATTTATAAGCATCAGATGCTTTTGTGGTAGGTGTAGAAAAGTAAGTTTGACGATATTGCTTTTGTGCGGCCATAGCACTCGCCACCTTGCGCATCTCCCCGAATTTAGGCACCCAAAAGTATTCATCAAAATATAAATTGCCATGATAACTTTGTGCCGTAGCAGAATTTGTTCCTAAAAAAATCAGCTCAGCCCCATTGGGTAATAAAATCGTTTCGCCTTTAAGTTCTAAATCTGCTTTTTCTTTGGCATAAGCCGTAATATAAGAACGGAATTGCAAAGCCTGTTTTTTACTTGCTGATAAAAAAATCTGATTACGCCCCGTTTTTAACGCATCAACAAAAGCCTCACGAGCAAAATAATAAGTCGCTCCAATTTGGCGACTTTTTAAAATTTCCCGAATGCGATAATGATTACCCGCATCAAACCAATGGCGCTGATACTGAAAAATACCATCAAAAAAGCCATTAATCAGTAATTCTTCTTGCTCTGCGGTAATCGGATTTTTATCTCGATATTTCCGTTCTGCGCTATAACGTTTTTCTAATTTAGGGTTTAAATCAACTTCATTACCGCCGCCATTGGAATATTTCTTAATTCTTGCCATTTTTTCCATTTGGCGCCCAAGTAAATCAATTTCCTTAAAATCATGGCCCGTTTTATTCTCCTTCAGAATAAGTAAATTCATCCTTGCTTCTAACGTATTTTCAACCCGACCAACAGGCGCAATATCGTCCCATTTCTCCCTATCTTTCCAACTTGAAATAGTAGAAATAGGCAAGCCTAATTTCTCGGCAATATCCGTAATACGCCAACCAGCAAAGTAAAGCAAACGGCTTTCACGCTTATTATCCAAAGTAATCTCAGTCATCTATTAATCCTTGATTTTGCTTAACTGCATAATAAGGAAAAGCAAAGAAATGAATGATCGCTGTTCACTGTCAAACAGCCTTTAACATAGCCAAGAAAATGACAACAAAAAAGAACTTACGCAATATGACAACAATTTGAAAAACAAAAATAGGAATAAGTCCATGTTTAAAAAATTTAAATCAAGATGGTTTGTTGTAGCGACTGAAGGCGCAACGACAGACGGACGTAATATTGCTCGGGTTTGGATTGAACAAATGGCAGAAAGCTACAATCCTAAAACCTATGGCGCACGCATTAATTTAGACCATATCAAAACATGGCTTTATCGCAAAGATGAGCCACATGCCCAAGCCTACGGCGATGTACTTGCACTTAAAACGCAAGAAAATGAAGAAGGTAAATTACAGTTATTAGCACAAATAGATCCAACAGATGACCTTATTGCGCTAAATAATAAGCGCCAAAAAGTGTACACCTCCATTGAAGTAGATACCAATTTTGGCGAAACAGGAAAAGCCTACCTCGTCGGATTAGCCGTAACAGATAACCCAGCTAGTTTAGGCACAGAAATGTTGCAATTTGCTGCAACGGCACAAGCCAACCCATTTAACGCACGCAAATTAAAAGCCGACAATTTATTTACGGAGGCAGTAGAAACCATTTTGGAATTTAACGAAGTAGAACCAGAAAAACCAAGTCTATTTGAGCGCATTGCGGCTATGTTTGGTCAAAGAGAACGCACTGAACAACAACGTTTTGCCGATGTAGATAACGCAGTCATGTTACTTTCCGAAGAAGTACAAAACATCAGCCAAAAATACACCGCACTTGAAACGGAAAATCAAACACTAAAACAGCGACTTGATGAATATTCAGCAAAAATTACAGAACACAGTGAAAAATTTGCTGAGTTAGAAAAACAGCCAGCAGAAAATTATCGTAAGCGACCTTTAGCGAATGGGGATAGCGTTAACGATGGGCGTTTCTTTTAATCAATAGTTAAGGATTTTAAAATATGAAAAAAACAACCGCAGTAACATTAATGAATTACCTACAAGGCATTTCACAAGATAACAAAGAAGATTTTTCTCGAATTGCCATGGGTGCAAAATTTACGGTTGAGCCAAGTGTTCAACAGCGCCTTGAAAATGCAGTACAAGAAAGTTCAGATTTCCTCAAATTGATCAACATTGTGCCAGTAGATGAACAACAGGGCGAAATCTTGGGCTTAGGGGTTGCAGGTACAATTGCAGGGACAACAGACACAAATTCTGCAGGACGTAAAACGCAAGCAATTCATGCTTTAAGCAAAATTCCATATCACTGTCAACAAATTAACTATGACACACATCTCAAATATGCAACCTTAGATATGTGGGCGAAATTCCCTGATTTTGCTAAACGTATTGGTGCATTAAAAGCAGAAAGAATGGCGTTAGACCGAATTATGATTGGTTTTAATGGAACAAGTCGTGCCGCAACGTCAAACAGAGTAAGTAATCCATTATTACAAGACGTTGCTGTAGGCTGGTTGAAAAAAATCGAAGATAACGCACCTGAGCGAGTAATGAAAGAAGAAACAAGAGATAGCGGAAAAATTGAAGTCGGTGAAGGTAAAACCTATAAAAATTTAGATGCCCTTGTTTTCTCAGCGGTTAGCGACTTAATTGCCCCTCAATTCCAAGATGATACAAAATTAGTTGCCATCATGAGCCGTGATTTACTAGCGGATAAATATTTCCCTCTGGTCAATCAAAGTAAGGCAAGTGAACAAGTGTCTGGCGATATTATTATGAGTACAAAACGAGTAGGCGGATTACCAGCAGTACAAGCTCCATTTGTACCAAAAGGCACAATCTTAATTACCCGACTTGATAATCTCTCCATTTATTATCAATCTGGTGCAATGCGTAGAACATTGAAAGACAACGCAGAATATGATCGCTACGAAGATTACACATCTTCTAATGATGACTTTGTTGTTGAAAATTATGAAAGTGTTGCATTGCTAAAAAATATCAAGATGGTTGATGCTCCGCAAGGAGATAGCTAATGCGACCAACCCAAAGGCATTTTCTAGAGGCATCAGCGAAAAAGGCGCATATGCAAGAAGAGCACTTACTCGCTGGTGCCACGGAATACGAAAAAATGCTCTATCTTCTTGCTCGTCATAAAAAGGATTTAAAAGAAATTCATTCTATGGAGCTAAAGGCAGAATATAAAAAGAAAATTCTGCCTGATTACCTACCATGGATAGAAGGCGCTTTAAGTAGTGCGAGTGGTAAACAAGATAATGTCTTAATGACATGGTTAATTTGGTCAATTGACTGTGAGCAATATCATCTTGCGTTACAAATTGCCGAATATGCTATTCATCAAGGGCTTGTATTGCCAGAAAACTTTAACCGCACATTATGTTCTGCGCTTGTGGAAGAATTTGCGGATAAAGCCAAAATTGCACAAAAACTTAACCGCACTTTTGACGTTGCCTATTTAGAGCGAATAGCGAAACTCACTGATGAACAAGATATGCCAGACGAAAGTCGGGCAAGACTTTACCGTGAAATCGGCTTATTAAAGCTCACATCAGAACCAAAAACTGCCTTAACCTACTTAGAACGGGCATTAGAGCTAAATTTAAATATTGGTGTACAAGGGGAAATCAAAAAATTGCGCAAACAGCTTGAGCAAGAAAATAAACCCAACGACCAATAAACAGAGCAAAGCGCAGCACGCCAAGCGAGGCGGAAAGTAACGGCTTTTTGCCTACTCACTTTCCTCACCTCGCTTTTTTTACAGTTTAAGGAAAATCATGAGTAATACCATTGCCATAAATAAAGTCAAAAATTACGCCATGGACGACTTAAAACGCCATGCAGATAAACAAGCAATAGATAATGAATTTATCCAAAATAACGGATTTTTCCCAGATATTAGCGTGCTTGATGTACGCAACACCATGCGCCTAGACGGCACAGTCACAAATGAACGGCTCAAAATGGAATTAATTGAGGCAATGGCAACCGTAAACCATGCTTTAAAAAATTACCAAAAACGCATAAAAGAAAAAGGGATAGATAGCCTTGATGATATTGATGAAGAACAAATCAACGGTGAAAGTATCGTAATCAACCGCTACAAAAGAGCCGTCTATTGTCTCACGATTGCCAACTTAAACGAACGCTATCGTTCGTATGACACCACAAAGCAAGGCGCAGAAAAAGCACAAGAATTTGAAGAAAGCGTAGATGATTTAAGACGAGATGCTCGTTTCGCTATCCGTGACATATTGGGACAGCATCGCATGACAGTGGAGTTAATTTAATGCCAAGAGTGATTTACGCACAGCAAAACGACACACTTGATGCCATTGTTTACCGCTATTTTGGCAAAACACTCGGCTTAGTGGAACAAGTATTAGAACGCAATCCACATCTTGCCAAGTTACCTGTATTAGCCATTGGCACAGAAGTCATCTTACCAAATATAGAAGATATACAGCCAACGACCAACAAAACAACCTTGAGCTTGTGGGACTAAATGAGAGGAAAAGGAATGTTAAAAAATAGCGAAACGACAGGCGCATATTTTGGATCCGTAGTTGCTATTTACAGCGGACTCACCTTAGCAGATTGGGCGGCTATCTTTGGTATTTTATTTGGTTTATTTACCATGCTGATCAACTGGTATTACAAACATAAAGAAATGCAATTAAAAGAAAAAGCTCTTAAACATCAAATTGACTTAACGGATACAGAGAATGAATAAATTAACAAAATGGAGTGCAGGGGCTATTTGCAGTGTGGCCACAATTATTGCCCTAGTAAAAACAACGCATCAAGACTTGCGAATTAGCCAACAAGGTTTAGAAATTATCGGACAAGCAGAAGGTTGTCGCAGAGATCCATATCATTGCCCAGCTGATGTATTAACCGTTGGCATAGGCTCAACTGCAGCGAGTGGCGAACCAATTAATCCGCAAAAACGTTATAACGACACAGAAATAGCGCAACGCTGGGCGCATGATTTACGCCGAGCAGAACAATGTGTAAATCAATATGGCAACGGAAAAAATCTACCGCAAGGCGCTTTTGATGCCCTCGTCTCCCTAACCTTTAATGTCGGTTGTGGAAAAATGCAAAAAAGTACCTTATTCAAACAAGCGCAACAAGGCTTTAAGCCCCAAATGTGCCAACAGTTTGATCGCTGGGTTTATGCAGGCGGGCAAAAATTAAATGGCTTAATCAAACGCAGAGCAAAAGAAAAAGTACTCTGCTTAGGATTGTAAGGGAATAATCATGAGTAAATTTGAAACCTTTTTTATCGGTGCATTTAGCAAAGCCATGATAGCAGCAGTATTAATTCTGGTCAGTGTTAATGGCTATTTATGTTTTAGTAACAAAGTGAAAGAACAAAAGTTAATCAACGCAAGCGAAATCATTAAGCAAGAAAAAGCCACAAATCAGCAATTAAGCTATCAATTAGAACATGCACAAAGGCAAATAAACCAATATCAAGCGCAAGTTAAAGCGCTACATGAAAATGTCCTAAACCATTTACAACAAGCAGAGAATAGAACCAATGAAATTATGCAAGAATTACAAAATGTTACCACTTGGAGCAATCAGCCTGTGCCTACTAACATTATCCGCCTGTTCGACAAACGAACCCGTGCGATTAATCAAGCCCACTCCCCTACTTTGCCCAATGGATCAACTGTGCCAAATGCCGCAGATAAAACTAAAAAATAACAGTGATCTCGTCTTAGCATTAGATAAATCACTGAACGCCATTGAACAATGTCGCCTTAAAGAACAAGCACTTACGCAATGCATAGAAAATTACAACCGCACTTTACAGGAAAAAAACAATGACTGATCAATTTGACCGAGCAAGTGAAATAGAAGAACAAATGCGCCAACATGCAATCCGCAAACAACAGCAACAAATGACAGACAAAAGTGCGGTGCGATTTTGCTTAGATTGTGATGAAGAAATTCCAGTAATCCGTCAAAAAATGGGGTGTTCTCGTTGCGTAAATTGTCAAATCATTTTCGAAAAACACCAACGCATTTATCGAAGATAAGGTAAAGAAAAGGAAATAGAAAATGCTCAAAGCCGAATTAATACGCAGTCTATTACAACAAGTTTCAGAAGATCTACGCAAAAACCCAGATAAATTAGAGCTATTTATTGATGAAGGGCTTATTGTTGGTGCTGGCGCCCATTCCGCATCTTATGAACTCCAATATACCTTAAATATTATCGTAAATGATTTTACTGGCTCACCTAATATGATTTTTGCGCCCCTAATGGACTTTATCCGCGAAAACCAACCCGATTTAGTGGATAACCCAGAAAGAAGAAAAGACGGTTTCCGCTTTATCGCAGACCATAACAACCACGACAGCATAGATCTATCTATTTATCTAAAACTTACAGAGCGAGTACTCGTAAAAGAAGAAAACGGAAAAAATATCATTAAACACCTAGATGAACCACGCCTAAATGAATACCCAGACATTACAGAATGGCAATTATTTATTGGTAATAACCTAGTGCAAACATGGCAAACAGAAAATAAAGAGCGCCCATAATGGACGAAATGTTACAAGTCAAAACGGCTTTTGATGCCTTATTAAAAAATATCTCAAAAGAACGCCGCAGATTGCTCTACCAACAAATCGGACGAGCACTTGCACAAAGTCAACGCAGACGCATAAAAGCACAGCAAAATCCCGACGGTTCTGCTTATGCACCTCGCAAGAAAAAAGTGCGGTCAAAAAAAGGCAGAATAAAAGCGCAGACCATGTTCAAAAAAATTAGCCAAGCCAAACACATGAAACTCCGCTACCAAAAAGAAGGCATTGAACTCGGCTTTAGTGGCAATACCGCCTATATCGCCAATATTCATCAGTACGGCTTAAAAGCAAGAGTAGAACGGAACAAAGAACACAAAGTGCAATACGCCCAGCGTGAACTACTGGGCTTTACAGAACAAGATAGAGAAATGATAGAAGATTTTGTGGTTAAGGCGTTGGCTGATGGAATATAAAAAAACGGTCAGAGTTGACCGCTTTTAGAGTAGGCTTTTGAAAAAATCGGATATTTCAGCAATAAATGTAAATACCAATCCAGCAATAACAAGCCAAGCAAATATATCAATTAATACAGCAAGCATACTTTAAATTTCCTTTCTCCACATCTTTATAGGGACACTATATGAGCAAAGATTTAAAAATTCAAGTTATTTTATCTGCAATGGATAAATTTACAGCTCCAATGGGACGAGCTGCAAAAAGAAGGCATTGAACTCGGCTTTAGTGGTAATACCGCCTATATCGCCAATATTCATCAGTACGGCTTAAAAGCAAGAGTAGAACGGAACAAGGCACATAAAGTGCAATACGCCCAGCGTGAACTACTGGGCTTTACAGAACAAGATAGAGAAATGATAGAAAATTTTGTGGTTAAGGCGTTGGCTGATGGAACATAAAAAGCAGTCAGATCAATAACTACTCTGAAACGAGAATTAACCCAGAACCCAATAACCAAATAACAACAGAAAAAGGGTAAGCGAAGCACCCATTTCCATGCTAAAACCATAATTAGCTTGTGCATCAAGGTCATAATGTCCTGTTTTTTTCTGGTAAAGCATTAATAGAAAATCAAATAGCATCATCACAGGCACAAAGGCTAAAGCTAAAAACAAACAGGCAAGCCCAATGGGAATCATCAAAAAAAGAGAGATAACGGATGTCGCTGCTAATTTTGACCAAGTAAGATCGGAGAAATCCAAGGCATAATGTCCCATAATCAAACAGGCAATCAGCGTAAACAACATAGAAATATGCATAATATGCCCAAGCCAAAATAGTGTAAAGTTTTCCTTGTTCTGTTGAGAAGAAAAATCAGACTGTAACATAACAACCCCTTATTTATTTTAGGTAACTTAATTCCTTTTTTATTGAATGTCAATACGGATTAAACGAACTAAGTGCCTAGCATTCTTAGCCAATAAATAGATTATTCCACATCAAATGGGAGAAAAAGAATGAACAAAAATTTAGATGCGTAGGGTGCGCTTTAGCGCACCAATTAAATTAATCTATTTGATAATGGTGCGCTAAAGCGCCCCCTACTAAACTATCGAAGGGAATTATAGTTAGGCCCGAATTTACCAATAAAAAACAATGTAGCAAGGATGCAAATAACACTCAACAGCCAACTATCAATATAAATAAAAGTTAGGAGTAAAACACTCACTAATAGCCCAATATGCCAATGTTTTATACAAAAATAAAGGGTTTCTAAGAGTATAGAAAGAAATGAGATACCAATGGATAAGGTAAAGCAGAGAGCCAAGAATATTAAAATAGGTACTAATAAGATAAATAGTCCAGACATATATCCTCCTTTTTTTGAAAGAGATTACGCCATTTTTATTAGATATGTCAATTATTATTGATAAAGAGAGAAAACCATGAGTCAAAATCTAAAAATACAAATATTGCTGAATGCGATTGATAAATTGACAGCTCCTTTTCGCAGTGCATCAAAACAAATAAAATCAACATCATCAGCAATAAAAGCCAATAAAAACTTATTAAAAAAATTAGAAAGTGCGCAAGAACGAGTTAAAAAAACAGGTTTACCACAAGCGCAAGAAAGGCTAAAAAATAAAATTGAGCAAACCACTCAAGCGATAAAGAAACAAAACCAAGCACTTGATAGATTAAATAAACAAGCCAAAAAGCAAGCTCAATATGATGCAAATGTAAAATTACTAAAAAAGGCGAACCAATTTACTTCTAACTTTGGACAGAGTTCAATGATGCATGGCGCAGCGGTATTAGGAGGTGGTTCATTTGCAATGAAACCAGCTTTAAATTTTGAAGAAGAATTTTCCAGAGTGCAGTCGCTGACTAGACTCGATAAAACAAAAGACGCAGAAAAAATAAAACAACTACGCGACCAAGCTAAGCACTTAGGTGCAACAACATCTTTTACTTCTGGTGATGTGGCAGCAGGACAAAGTTATTTAGCAATGGCTGGGTTTAACCAACGTCAAATTTTAGATTCTATGCCGTCAATACTAAATATGACTAAAGCTGCTGGAATGGAAATGGGACGAGTATCTGATATTAGTTCTGATATATCTTCTGGATTTAAGATACCAGCAGAAGAAATGAATAGAGTTGCTGATGTGCTAACTTTAACTTTTACGTCATCGAATACAAATCTTGAATTATTGGGTGAGACAATGAAATATCTCGGCCCAATCGCATCATCAACAGGACAAGATTTTGAAACGATGTCTGCTATGGTTGGATTACTGGGTAATGTGGGGATAAAAGGTTCTCAAGCTGGTACATCGTTGAGAGCGGCAATGTTGCGATTGGCGGGTCCTCCTAAACAGGCTAAAGAGGCATTAGATAAGTTAGGTGTATCCGCTAAAGATGCAAAAGGTAATATGCGTTCAATGACGGATATTTTAATTGATGTCAGCAAAAAAACCGAAAAAATGGGTAGTGCTAAAAAAATGGAGTACTACAAAGCCATTTTTGGAGCTGAAGCAGCCACGGCAATGGTTGAATTAGTAAATCAAGCAGGGACAAAAGGAATTCAAGAATTTGCAGAACAATTAAAAAATGCGTCTGGAACAGCAGAAAAAGTAGCTAAAACAATGTCAGATAATGTCATTGGTGATTTAAAAAATTTACAAAGTGTAGCTGAGTCTATCTCAATTTCTATTTTTGATGAAACAAATAGCGAAATTAGAGAAATGATCCAGCTGTTAAGTGGAGCCTTAAGGGAGATCAATGAATGGATAAAGCAAAATCCCAAACTTACCGCAACTATTATGAAATGGTTTGCTGGATTAGGCTTAGGGCTAGTTGTAATTGGTGCTTTAAACTTAGCATTGAGTTATTTGTTTTATCCTGTTTGGCGGATGATTTTACTTTTAAGCAAATTAAGCGAGGCATGGACATTTGGTAAGGTATTATTATTCGGCAAAACCCTAGCAGATGGTTCAAAGAAAGCAGGCTTATTTGCAAAAGCGGGCAATTTATTAGGGCGAGTTTGGAAAGCGGTTCCTAAAGTATTTTCTACCGCATGGAAATTTGTGGTAATGCTTGGACAAAATTTCGTTAAATATATCCTACTCTTTGGCAAAACCTTAATTAGCGTGATACCTAAAATTATGGCATTTAGTGCCGCTCTCTTCACTAATCCAATCTTTTGGGTTATTGCGGGAATTGTTGCCTTAATCGCTGGATTATATTTACTTTGGAAACATTGGGACAAAGTCAAAAAAGCCTTAATTGCTGGTTGGAATTGGCTTAGCCAAATCTTTGAACAAAATCCGATTTTAAATGTGTTATTCCCAATTGTGCCACTTATTAAAGGTATTATCTGGGTAATTCAAAATTGGGGGGTAATTGTTGATACAGTAAGTAATGCAATCAGCGGTGCTTGGGAAAAACTCAAAACCAAAGCAAGTGAGGTATGGACAAATATTAAAAATTGGTTTGCAGATGCCTTAAAACCGCTTGAAAGTCTAAAAAGTGGTGTGCAATGGCTTATAGATAATCTCAGTAAAATTTCATGGGACGGCATTAAGCAAGGTGCAAAAGACCTTGGCAATAACATCAAAAACTATGCTGATGAAAAAGCGACTCAGGCAGGTAATTGGGCTCGTGACAAATGGCAAAGAACTAAAGATTTTTTTAGTTTTAGCTCGGGTGGTTATACTGGCAACGGTGGCAAATACGCCCCAGCTGGTATCGTACATAAAGGCGAATATGTCATGACCAAAGAAACAACATCACGCCTTGGTGTACCTCTACTTAATGCTCTTAACTACGGTAAAAAAGCCATGCTGACGGCTGGCGTGGGAATGACGGTTGCCACGGCACAACCTTTTGTTATTGATAACAGACCGCCATTAAATCCAAGCGCCACGCATAATCCACAAAGCACAAGCCAACCGATGCAAGTGACTATTAATATCAATGCAACGACAGGACAAAGTGCTGTAGATATTGCAAGAGAAGTGGAAAAAGCCTTAGTGCGTATTGAGCAACAAAAACAAGCTCGTGTAAGATCCAGTTTAAGAGATAGAGATTAATTAAAAGGGCGAAAGCCCTTTTTTATTGAAAAAAGTCTTTATTTCATAGAAAAAATCAAGTAATTTGTTGCTCAAGGAGCCGAAAAGCTATAATATTGTGCAAATTTTTGGGGGAACAATGACAAATTTTTCATTAAATCCTATTTTTGATGGATTAAAGCCGATATTTGCACAATGCAAAATAGCCGTGATGTCCGTTTTTATTCTCTCTCCAGTGGCATTTAGTGCCACTCAAAGCAACGTTGTTGAAAATAAACCTATTCAAATTCGTGGCATTAATGCAATATCGCAACATACCAATACTGAATTAAATCAGTTTATTGATAATATGATTGGGTTAATTAATACCATTAATCCTTTTATTGATTTTACTACCCAAATTGCCTATGAAATGGGGGCATTAATTACCGACCAAGATTTAATTGAGTTGGAACAAAGATTAAAAGACTTTAATCAAATTACACAACAAATAAAAGTGAATATGCCACAATCTATTGAAAAAAATAAAATCTTTGTTGAAAAGTTGATGTCTCTTAGCCAAAAAATGACAATATTCTCTCAAGTTGTTAAAAGTGTAAAGTATAAAGCCATATCAGATAAAGTTGTTTCTACTCGCATTTATCAGGGAGAAGAAAGTATCGGTTATAGATTTAATGCCGAACATAATTTTGATGAGTTCAAAAAATTGATATTAGCGTAGCAATTATGGCTGAGATGATAATTGACTTATCTGGAGAATTTAAGGAAGGGCGTTTGAATACGCCTTTTTTTAAAGACGTTCAGTATATGAATGAGGATGAATTAAAAATCCTTTTCCAATTTATGCAAGATGTGGGGACATGAAAACCATTACGGGGTAAAAATAAACCATCTTGGCTCAATGATAACCTTGATAGACTTCCTAATACTGAATTTTATGAACAACATAACATTTGGCATTATCATTGTGGTCCTTATCCTGAAAGCACTCGCTTAAACCAAATCCGCCATTTAAAATTTAATTTGAATGGAGAAACATCAAGCGCAGTTATTCATTATCAAAAAATAAGTGATAACCATATCTTTATATTAGCTTATTCGCCACAGCATGAGCCTTTTCCTAAAGAAAGTGATATACCTAATCCATTATTACAAAGATTAAAATAGATTCATATTTGTCTGCTCAATCAAATAGTGTTAGGATTGTGAAAATTAAAGCGGAGGTTTATATGTTGCTGAAAGAAAAAGGCTATGATGATTTTGTCAAAGATTGCGTACAAAAAGGGCGTGATGAATTAGATGCAGGACTAGGTGTTAGTCTAGAACAGGCAAAAGAAAATTCACGTAAACTGATTGAACGTAAAGTAAAAGAAGTAGAAAGCCTTAAATCAAATTAATGAAATTAAAGCAAATCATATTTTTATCCTAACTGTTATCCATAGCAGCCGAATTTACCTTCAACCATAAAGCGAGATTTACTCGCTTTTTTGTTATCTCCATTTTAACAATTCCCCATACTACTCAAGTGCGGTTAAATTTCTCAAAATGCTCTTTATTTCATATTGAGAAACGGTAATTGCGATGCAAGCGGAATTTAACCGAAAATTAGAAAATATTGTGCGCTACGGTGTCGTAGCGGAAGTGGATCATGAAAAACGACGTGCAAAAGTAAAAACGGGCAATATATTAACAGATTGGTTGCCTTGGTGCGCATGGCGTGCTGGAACCACTCAAATCTGGTCACCAGTAACAAAAGGCGAACAAGTTATTCTTATCTCCCCAGCTGGCGAAATTAATAGCGGTTTTATTTTATCCGCTCTCTATACTTTTGAATTTGATACGCCGAGCTATTCACCCGATGAACATGTTATTCAATTTGCTGATAATGCAACAATTCAATATAACCAAGCCACAGGCGAACTAAAAGTCAGAGGAATAAAAACCGCACTTATTGAGGCTAGCACCAGTGTAACCCTCAAAACGCCATTAGTTCATTGCACGCAAGATGTAAATGTTGACGGTAATGTCAATATTAAAGGTTCTGTTTCTGCACAAGGTTCAGCGACAGTACAAGGCTCTGTTAATGTACAAGGTGACATTCAAGCACAAGGCGACATAACCGCAGGCACAGTATCGCTTAAAAACCATACTCATCAAGGCGATAGTGGCGGCATAACAGGAGCGCCAAATGGATAAAAATACAGGGCGTTATTGCGATAACGAAAATGCACACCTACGGCAATCCATTTCAGATATTTTACTTACGCCCATTGGATCACGTATTCAGCGACGTGATTATGGCAGTTATATTTTTGAGCTTATCGACCGCCCTATTTCAAAAGCCTTAATGTTGCAACTGGCAGTGGCATCTGTCATTGCCTTAAAAAAATGGGAACCTCGCATAGAAGTGACTCGCTTTTATGTCGATATTGAACCAGAACAGGCCAAGATAACGGCGAATATGGACTTTATCCGCAAAGAAGACAAAGAAAAAATAAACTTTAATCAAATTGTATTAGGGACAAGAAATGAGCGAACTCGTTGATTTATCTAGGTTAGATGCGCCAAAAGTCCTAGAAAATCTGGATTTTGAACAACTTCTTGCGCAACGCAAGGCGCAATTTATCGCCCTCTATCCAGCGGATAAACAAGCCTATTGGCAAACAGTGTTATCTCTCGAGAGCGAACCAATTAACAAACTATTGCAAGAAAATTGTTATTTACAGTTATTGGAGCGCAAACGTATTAATGAGGCAGCAAAAGCAACCATGCTAGCTTATGCAACAGGCTCAGATCTTGACGTTATTGCCGCTAATTTTAACGTGAAACGCTTGGTCATACAGGAGGCAGATTACAGTGTTAATCCGCCAATAGAACAAGAACTGGAAAGTGATACTGACTTACGTTTACGTTGCCAATTGGCATTTGAAGGCTTATCTGTTGCTGGCCCTCGTTCTGCTTATGTATTTCATGCGTTATCTGCCCATGCTGATGTTGCCGATGTTTCTGTTGTATCGCCCTCGCCAGCTAATGTGACAGTGACAATTTTAGCCAAACAAGGCAATGGTACCGCCAATGAAGACGTATTAAACGCAGTTACTAAACGGCTAAATGATGAAAGCATTCGCCCTATTGCAGATCGTGTCATGGTGCAAAGTGCAACTATTCATAATTACCAAATTCATGCCAAATTACATATTTATCGTGGTCCAGAATATGAACCCATAAAAAAAGAGGCGCAAGCAAAAATCCAAAAATATACCGAAGATAAGCGCAGATTGGGGCGAGATATTACCTTATCGGGTATCTATGCCGCCTTACATATCGAAGGGGTACAACGAGTGGAATTATTACAACCACAAGCAGATATTGTCTTACCGAATAATAAAGCGGGCTTTTGCAATAACATCAACATTGAACTGGTAACCGCAGATGATTATTGATGAAACTATCCCAAAAGTAACCGCACTTTTGCCTTTAGGCAGTAGTGAATTAGAGCGTAAGGCAGCCGAAGTTTTACAGTTCGCTGTCCGCAATCCCATTATTATTGCAGATTTAATTAATCCAGAACGTTGCCCTGTTAATCTTTTACCTTATTTAGCTTGGGCATTTAGCGTAGATAAATGGGACGAACATTGGACAGAAGAAGTTAAACGCATTGCCATTAAGCAGGCTTTTTTAATTCATAAATACAAAGGCACGATTAGCGCCATTAGACGAGTCGTTGAGCCAATCGGCTATTTAGTGGAATTAAAAGAATGGTTCAATATGCAACCGCAAGGCACTCCGGGAGCATTTAGTATCACAGTTGAGGTATCTGAAAGCGGATTAAATGAACAAACCTATAACGAATTAGTGCGACTTATTGATGATGCGAAACCTGTATCACGCCACTTAACTCAACTCGCCATTGCTATATCGCCAACAGGCAATTTAAATCATTTTATTGGGCAATATAGTGGCGAAATTATCACAATCTATCCATAGAGAACCAAGGAAAGAACATGGCAAAAACCTATTATTCTGTATTAACACAATATGGTACACAGCTGATTACCTCCGCTATTGCCCAAAAACAGCCTTTGCAATTATTAAAAATGGCAATTGGTGATGGAAATGGACAAGCTATCACGCCAGAACCCAGTGCTACAAGATTAGCACGACAAGTTTATAGCAATAATGTTAGTGCAATCTCGGTTGATCCAAGAAATAACAAACAAGTCATCTTTGAATTAACCATTCCAGAAACAGAAGGCGGTTTCTGGATTAGAGAAATTGGGCTTTTAGATAATCAAAATAGACTTGTTGCTTATGCAAATTGCCCAGAAAGTTTTAAACCCACGGTATCAAGCGGTAGTGGTAAGGTGCAAGTTATTCGCTTAATTTTAGCCGTATCATCATCTGATGCTTTTGAATTAAGTGTAGATAATACGGTTATCTTTGCCAAAACAGGACAGGTTAGCCCGAAAAAAATTGATGCGACCAGCCAAAATACCGTTGATGATAATGGGCATGCTCACGCCATTGCACAAGCTAGCACAAGTGAAAAAGGAATTGTGCAACTCACTAACGACACAGGCTTAGACAGCGAAAACCTAGGCTTAACCGCAAAAGCGGGTAAGATTTTAGCCCAAGGGATAGCCGCATTAAGGCTTGCGTTAAATAATTACATCCCTAACAGCAAAAAATCCGATGCAACCGATAGCAATAGCTCAGATACGGTCGCTACATCAAAAGCTGTCAAAGAGGTTAAAGAAATCGCTGAAAGCAAACAATCCCCAGCAGATACATTAGCTGGCTACGGCATTGCTAATTTTAAAATCGAACAAAGTACAGGCAATGCCAATGACTATAAAACTGACGGTAATTATTATTTTGCTAGCGGTCAAAATTTGCCAGATAGCAATGCTTGGCATATTGAAGTGGTAAGCGGTGGACAGGCTAATGCCGTGCGACAAATCGCCAGAAAAGCTAATGACACAAAAATCAAAACCCGCTTTTTTAATGGCTCAAGTTGGAGCTCTTGGAAAGATACTGGGAAAGATACTGGCGGTGATGGCATACCTATTGGGGCTATTGTAGCATTCCCCAAAGAGGTAACTAATCCACAAGGATTTTTGTTAGTAGAGGATTTAACATTTAATCCACAAACCTATCCCGATTTATATCGGGCTTTAGGCAATAAAAACAAAGTGTCTAATATCAAGCGGTCAGATGTGGGAATGTTGGCGTATTTTCCAACGGATAATATCCCTGATGGTTGGATTGACTTTGATAGCATTCGCACCACGGTCACACAACAAAATTATCCAGAGCTTTATCAGCATTTAGTGGCGAAATATGGTTCAATCAATAATGTCCCGTTGGCTGAGGATAGATTTATTCGCAGTGCGTATGGCAGTTTAGCGGTTGGGCAGAAGCAAAATGATGAGATTAAAGCGCATACGCATAAACTCATTTCCTATTATGGCAGACGTGATGAAAACACTGCACTGTATGGAGAGGGGTTTGAATTTGAGCCACAAACAGATAGATCAACGGTAGATTCATGGGGTGATGGGACGTTAGATGACAATGGTTGGATAAAGCCGACTAATACCTCAAAATATGCTACAGGTGGCGCTGAAACTCGCCCCAAAGCTATTGCGTTTAAGCTTTGCATCAAGGCAAAAAATAGTTTTGATGATGTGCGTTTTTGGATTAAGGCATTTGGAGAGGTGACTAATGTAGGCGCGTTAGATGCAAGTAGATTAGCGCAAGAGTTGCAAGGTAAAGCTGATGCAAATCATGCTCATACCACGAGTCAAATTACTGACTTTACTCACGCCACAAATCAATTAATAAATGCAGCCTTTAGTTATCAAAAAATAGATAAATACAAAATCCGCAAATTGCCAGACGGTACCTTGATTTTATCAGGGAAAATTAAAAATCCTAAATTAGGCGGAGATCCCGATATTACCGCAATAACACTGCCTGTCAGCTTTATTGATGATGATTATGAAGTATTTATCACCGAACCTTATAGAGATAATGCGTCGGGCAAAGGACAGTATAACTGGGCGTTTGCAACACCACAGACTAAATCCAGTTTTAATATATATACATGGTATGCTGGTGAAGTCATGTGGCAAGCAATAGGGAGATGGAAATAGGGAGCGATGAGATGACAATTTATTTTAAAGACGGATTTTATATCAGCGATATTCACGAGCAAATTCCCGAAAATGCGGTGGAAATCTCCGAAGATTTATACCGCACTTTATTGGAAGGACAATCAGAAGGCAAACAAATCGTCACGGACGAAAAAGGCTATCCGCAACTTGCTGAACCGCAGCCTAGCCCTTTACATCATTTTGAGAATGGGCAATGGGTGATTTCAAAAGAGCATCAAGCCCAACTCAAAGCCGACCAACAGGCGCAAATGTGGGAAAAAATCAAACAAAAACGTTACGATAACAGTCTAGGGGGCGTTTATATTGCCAGCGTGAAAAAATGGTTTCAGACAGGCGAAGAAGAGAAAACAAAATACCTAGGCTTAGATCAGGTCATCGATAAACTAGGCGATATTGATTGGAAATGTGCGGATAATTCTTTCATTAAAATGAACCGCACTTTGCTTGATGAAATCTTCTTGCAAATGTTTGTCACAGAAAATGCCGACCATATCAACGCAGAAAAACACAGAATAGCGATGATGAGCGTAGAAAATCCGCTGGAATATGATTATTCAAGCGGTTGGGCGGAAATCTATGAGGAGGGTAAATAATGGATAAGTTTAAGTATTGGCTTTACCATGTTTTAGTTGCTATTGACCAGTTGCTTAATGCCATTACGGGCGGTGCCGCAGATGAAACTTTTTCAAGCCGTTGCTATCGTGGTGCAGTTTTAGCCAAACAGCCTAAAAAGCGTTGGCGATTTTGGTTTCATCTTGTCAATGGTTTGTTTTTTGATAAAAAACATTGTGAAACAGCCTATGAAAGCGAAGTAAAAAGACGACAATATCCGCCTGAGTTTTCAGAAATAGAGGGTTGAAAAAGAATGAGTAAGGGCATACAATACAAGAAAGGGACAAACCGAAGTCCGCCCCTTTTGGTTGGTTGCCTATCTTGCGATAGGGGTATCTGCAGTCAGCAAGCAGATAATGATTAAAATCAGTAGTATTTTAAACCATTTCACACATAATCACCTCCTTAGATCAGTAAGATTCGGAGGATGTAGCTAACCCGAGTGCCAGTCGGGTTAACTACAACACCCGACCAACCGTTTAGTAGTATAACAAAAGCCGCCTAGTACCTCAATGTACGGGCGGTTTTGCTTTTATAGGCTATCTTTCTGTACTGTAAATTCCCTTTTCACATCTCCAGCAAATAGACCACACTTTGCGAACCTTGCAAAATATCCAAGATTTAACCTAAACCGAAGATTTAACCAAAAGGATCTGATTATGGATTATTTACATGGTGTTCGAGTTATCGAAATTAATGAAGGTACTCGCACAATCAAAACCGTTGCTACTGCGGTTATTGGAGTCGTTTGTACTGCCAATGATGCCGATGCACAAACATTCCCTCTTAATACACCCGTCTTACTTACTAATCCTTTAAACGCTATTGGCAAAGCAGGTAAACAAGGTACCTTAGCGAAAACCCTTGAGGCTATTAGTGACCAAGTGAATACCTTGACTGTTGTTGTGCGCGTAGAGCAAGGCGATGACGAAAGTGATGAAGGTGCACAAACAACAGCGAATATTATCGGTACGGTCACAGAACAAGGGCAATACACTGGCATGAAAGCCTTATTAGTTGCGCAAAGTAAAGTTGGGGTAAAACCTCGTATTCTGGGCGTGCCTTATCTTGATAACAAAAATGTGGCGACGGAATTAGCTAGCATAGCGAAAAAACTCAATGCTTTTGCTTATATCTCTGCGCATGGTTGTGCAACTAAAGAACAAGCGGTGCAATATCAAAAAGGGTTTGGGCAACGTGAAGTCATGGTTATTCATGGAGATTTCTTAGCCTTTGATGTCAATAGCAAACAAGTTAAAGAAGAAAGTGCGGTTGCTCGTGCTTTAGGTTTGCGTGCTTATTTAGATAAAACAGTAGGCTGGCATAAAACTATTTCTAACGTGGTTGTCGAAGGGGTTAGCGGTGTAAGTCGTGATATTACCTTTGATATTCAAGATACCAGTACCGATGCAAACTATCTAAACGAAAATAAAATTACCGTGCCAATTAATTTTAATGGCTATCGTTTATGGGGTTCTCGTACTTGTTCTGATGACCCGTTATTCCAGTTTGAAAACTATACCCGAACCGCTCAGATTTTGCGTGATACGATTGCAGATGCGCACGCTTGGGCAATTGATAAACCGATGACACCGACATTAGTCAAAGACATTATCGAAGGGGTAAATGCAAAATTCCGTGAGCTTGTGGCGTTGGGCTATATTGTTGATGCAAATTGTTGGTATGACGCGGAAATCAATACCAAAGATACTTTAAAAGCTGGTAATTTGTATATCGATTATGACTATACGCCTGTGCCGCCTTTAGAAAACTTAAATTTCCGTCAACGTATTACTGACCGTTATTTAACTGAATTTGCTGCCAAAGTAGCGGCAGCCTAGGAGATAAAACATGTCTTTACCGAATAAATTAAAATTGATGCATTTACATCAAGATGGCCACAGTTATTTAGGGCAAGTTAACGAGGTTACTCGCCCGAAACTTGCGATTAAAGCTGAAAGTTATCGTGCTGGCGATATGTTAGGCGGAACCGCCCTTCAATTCAATCTAAAGAGCGACTTGTTTTGTTATTCATCTAGGATATCTTAGAAAACTCAGGCGGATATTGGCGGCGTTGGATTTCGCTTAAATAAGCCATTTCGCAATGATTTCTATCAAAAAACAAACCATTGACAAATGTGAACCAAAAACGCCAACGCTTTTTAGGCTGTTTAGCAAGAACCGCACCACGATAGCAACGGCTTGAAAAAGTCTCATCTGCGGCACCGCCAGCGACTGCATTTAAAAATTGGTCAAGTCCCACAAAAACATGGTAAAAATAATTTTTTAATTTCTCCATTATTTACCCTCCTCATAAATTTCCGCCCAACCGCTTGAATAATCATATTCCAGCGGATTTTCTACGCTCATCATCGCCATTCTGTGCTTTTCTGCGTTGATATGGTCGGCATTTTCCGTCACGACCATCTGCAAAAAGATTTCATCAAGCAAAGTGCGGTTCATTTTAATGAAAGAATTATCCGCACATTTCCAATCAATCTCGCCTAATTTGTCAATGACCTTATCAAGACCAAGATACTTTGTTTTTTCCTCTTCGCCAGTTTGAAACCATTTTTTCACGCTGGCAATATAAACGCCCCCTAGACTGTTATCGTAACGTTTTTGTTTGATTAGCTCCCAAACTTGCGCCTGTTGGTCGGCTTTGAGTTGAGTTTGATGCTCTTCTGAAATCACCCATTGCCCATTCTCAAAATGATGCAAAGGGCTAGGCTGCGGTTCAGCAAGTTGCGGATAGCCTTTTTCGTCCATGACGATTTGTTTGCCTTCTGCTTGTCCTTCCAATAAAGTGCGGTATAAATCTTCAGAGATTTCCACCGCATTTTCGGGAATTTGCTCGTGAATATCGCTGATATAAAATCCGTCTTTAAAATAAATTGTCATCTCATCCCTCCTTATTTCCATCTCCCTATTGCTTGCCACATTGTTTCGCCATCATACCAAGTTGATATATTAGCTCTGGATTTATCAACCGGAGTAGCAAACACCCAGTTATATTGCCCTTTACCCGATGCATTACTCCTAAATACTTCAGATACGAATATTTCATAGTCGTTATTTATAAAACTTACTGGGAAAATCACAGGGTTAACATTTTCTGTACCGCTATCTCTTTTATTTTTTATCTTGCCAGATAAAATTAATGTACCATCTGGATATTTTCGGATTTTGTATTTATCTATTTTTTGATAACTAAAGGCTGCATTTATTAATTGATTTGTGGCGTGAGTAAAGTCAGTAATTTGACTCGTGGTATGAGTATGATTTGCATCAGCTTTACCTTGCAACTCTTGCGCTAATCTACTTGCATCTAACGCGCCTACATTAGTCACTTCGCCAAATGCCTTAATCCAAAAACGCACATCATCAAAACTATTTTTTGCCTTGATGCAAAGCTTAAACGCAATAGCTTTGGGGCGAGTTTCAGCGCCACCTGTAGCATATTTTGAGGTATTAGTCGGCTTTATCCAACCATTGTCATCTAACGTCCCATCACCCCATGAATCTACCGTTGATCTATCTGTTTGTGGCTCAAATTCAAACCCCTCTCCATACAGTGCAGTGTTTTCATCATGTCTGCCATAATAGGAAATGAGTTTATGCGTATGCGCTTTAATCTCATCATTTTGCTTCTGCCCAACCGCTAAACTGCCATGCGCATTACGAATAAATCTATCCTCAGCCAACGGGACATTATTAATTGAGCCGTATTTATCCACTAAATGCTGATAAAGCTCTGGATAATTTTGTTGTGTGACCGTGGTGCGAATGCTATCAAAGTCAATCCAACCATCAGGGATATTATCCGTTGGAAAATACGCCAACATTCCCACATCTGACCGCTTGATATTAGACACTTTGTTTTTATTGCCTAAAGCCCGATATAAATCGGGATAGGTTTGTGGATTAAATGTTAAATCCTCTACTAACAAAAATCCTTGTGGATTAGTTACCTCTTTGGGGAATGCTACAATAGCCCCAATAGGTATGCCATCACCGCCAGTATCTTTCCAAGAGCTCCAACTTGAGCCATTAAAAAAGCGGGTTTTGATTTTTGTGTCATTAGCTTTTCTGGCGATTTGTCGCACGGCATTAGCCTGTCCACCGCTTACCACTTCAATATGCCAAGCATTGCTATCTGGCAAATTTTGACCGCTAGCAAAATAATAATTACCGTCAGTTTTATAGTCATTGGCATTGCCCGTGCTTTGTTCGATTTTAAAATTAGCAATGCCGTAGCCTTCTAGGGTTGTTGCTGGGGATTGTTTGCTTTCGGCAATATCTTTAACCTCTTTGACGGCTTTTGATGTAGCGACTGTATCGGAGCTATTGCTATCGGTTGCGTCGGATTTTTTGCTATTAGGAATGCGGTCATTAAGGCTGCGAGAGTTGCTATCTATTAAGGCTTTTAATAAATAAGCTGTTTTAGGCGTTAAAGCTAAATCTTCTCGTTGGCTGTCGTAGCCTGTGTAAAGTTGTGCTAAGCCTTTTTGTGATAAGGTGGCGTACGGAATTTCGTCTAATGCAAAGCCCCAACGAACCCAATAAGCAGAATCAGGAGTATCTGGTTGATGATTGGTGTTTTGTTGCAAACTGCGGTAGGTTTTACCGTTATATTGCACATAAGCACCCTGTGGGTATTCTAATGTTGATGACCATTCTGCTAGACCTCGTTGAGCAAGGTAAAGCATGTGTTCATCGATGCGTTTGAATAATCCGTTGAACCATTCCATCGGAGGAATGCCTGCGGTTTGTTCAAAGCTAATTCCCCAACCTCTGGCAATATTGGGGAAATTTTCGGTTTCTCTTGGTTTTGCTTGGCTAGCAAAGACCTTTTCATCTAATTTGTTGTAAACTGTCATAAAGATACCTTATTGAATTTCATAGTGGATTTTAACCCCAGCTTGACGGGGTAAAATATCGAGGTGATCGACCGCAAACTGCTTGAATTGCGTGATATGTTTTCGTGGGATTTGTACAGTAACGGTCATATTGTAGTTATCAATAACAATGCTCTCACCCCCAAAAATAAAATGGCACGCTTCAATGATGTTATCTAGCGTGCCTGTTTGGTAGTTTTTTAAAATTCGGCATTTAATCAAAAAGCGATAATCTTCATCACTTAATCTTACTGAGTCGGAAAGCGGATCACGTTTTCGATACCATTCACCGCCACCATTTCGTTGTTTGCCAAAACTGAGTGCATGCGGAGAACCTCTAAATCCGAAAAATTTACGCAGTTGGTAGCTGTTGATTACCCTGAATTGCCCTACATGCTTACCAACAAGATCGAGTTGATGTCCTGTTGCCTGATCAATATTAAGTACGTTCTGTAAGTGATATAAATCAATAAACCCCTGCGTGAGAACTCACTCAATGAGTTGGCAAGTGGATAAGGCTTTGGGTTTGTGGCGATATTGCCAAATTAATAAATCTGCATATGCCATTATTCCACCTCGATGTGAATATCACCGTTTAAAATCCGAGCTAGTTCTCTAGGCTGAATAGGAATATTAGCCGCTTGGCGAGATTGTCCTTTTTTAGCGATTTTTAAGGTTTTTACCCAGAACCCACCAACCGTATTAATCGGGGAATAAAGCCTTGAAAGTGAAATGGACTGACCGATTTTGAATTGAAGTGCGGTTAAAATTCGCTTGATTTCGTCTTTATCTATTTCGGTAAAATCTTCGTATCGAACGAGGGTCATTTCAATTTCTACATCGACAGGTGTAGGGCGGTCAAAACGGATTTCTCTTTGTCTGCCAAATCGATTTAAGATAACAGTCTGCCGACCTTGCAAGCCCACACCCGCTCCTTTGTTGTTGTAAATCATCTGAGCGATTTGATTATCATCACCGCCATCAACAATGACATTTAAGCTATGTGCTTCAACGCCAAACTTATCTGTTTTGTTTGTATTATTCTCTAGCACGACAACTTGTTTTACATCGGCAAGATCGCTGATTTCGCCTTCGATAGCTTCTGCTGAGTTTTTGGCATTTTTCGCTCGGCTTTTAACAAAACGCTGTCTTAATTCAATATCAGTTTCTTCTTCTGTGCCAAGTTCAGATTGCGTGCTTGTTGTGGCATTATTTAAACCTAGTGTCACTGTTTCGATATTAAGCTGAGTAGATGATTGAACGGGATATGCACCTAATAATTCACTTCTGAAATCTGCTCGCGCAGAGCCACTTTCATTAAGTTGAGTAGGGCGGATTAACTGCCATCTGATTTTATTAGGGTCAGATAAGGTAAGTTGATGAATTTCGGTGTGTGGATCTCCCGTTAAAATAACCGACCTTAAATAACTGTAGCTGGCTTGGCGGCGAATAAGTCCAGCATAGGCGACACGCTGTTCTAGCCAAGCTCCCGTGGCTAAATCAGGATCTAATTGCTTGTAAACCATCTCTGCCAACTCTTCGTAATCGGCTCGGATTTGAGCGATTAGCCCTATCATCTGCCCATCAGGGGTATCAGGGGCAATATTAATATTCTGTCCGTAGATTTTTTTAAAGCCTTGTTCCAAGGTTAAAATAATCTGCTCTAGACGTTCGATAATAATGCCATTATCGGTTAGGGTTGCCATTATCACCTCCTATATAGCGACCTTGATGCATATTTTGGTAAATGTCTTCATACTCAATTTGAATGTTCAGCTGTCGAGTATTTGGATCTAAAAAGGCGTGGTAATTTGTTATTTTCACCACGCCTTCAGTCTCTAAAACTTGCCGCTTAATTCGTATTTCAAGCTGTTCTAAATCCCCATTTCGCCCCATCTCTTCCAGCCAAGGCAAGCCATGCTCTAAATTTAAAAACCAGTCTTTTTCAAAAGACCAGAGTCTTGTTTGTACATTCTGAGCGATAGCTTCAGACTCGGTAGCATAACTGTTAAAGCCTTGCCCGAATGTCCAGTCGTGATTTTTGTCTAAGCGTCTTACTTTCATTTTTCACCTCAAATTAGGAAGGTTTAGAGCTACTGCCATGAACGTGGTTTTTACCTGAAATACTAGCGGATAGCACATCAGTTTCGCTTGAAATAACGCCTGTAGCACTAATCTCACCTTGTTGTGTGGTATTGCCTTGAATATCTATATCTCCTTTGATAAAAATACCGCTCTTTGTAAGGCGAATATAAATACTGCCATCTAAGGTTTGCAGAGATAGTCCATCAGCAAAAAAGTCTTTTATTACTTGAGGAACCGAGCAAATACCCGGAACAAACATCGCATCAGATAAATCATGAAAACGATAATCTAACGGCTCTTTTGCATCGCCTGATTGCCACCAACCGTCAATACAACGCTCAGAAAAAATAGCCATACCTTCATCACCAGCTTTCAGCGGAAAAGTCACTGCAAAACCGCCACCACGAGAAAAGCTGACAGGCACATCAACTAAGGGCGGAATTTGCAGGGTTTTGCCTTCTGATAGAATTTGTTTGACTTGCAATGCCAGCACGACTGTTTGATTTTGAGAATTAAAGCTCACGACTTTTGCGGGCAAGGCAGTATGAATATTTTTTTGCAGTTGCAAAATTTGCTGATCTACTGAGGTTTCTGCACTTGCAGTATGAAGGTCATAGTTCATTATTTTTCTCCGCTTTTGACTTTTTCAAATTTTCCGCCCACCACGGTTAGTTTGCTCACCCAGTCACCGCCTAAGCCGTCACCTTGATGAGATAATTTCACGATTTTGTACTGTCCGTTAAAGTAGTCCAAAATTGACCGCACTTCGACTAATCCGCCAATTTGTAAGGCGGGATTAAGCAGACAACTTAATTCTAAGCCGTCATCGGTTTGTTCAGGCGAATTGATCATGCCTGTTTCTTGCGATAATAAAACCACCTCATCACCTAATACTTTATCACGAGGTAAAAAGACTAAATTACCATCTTGGATTGACCAATCAGCGTTATTATTCTTGGCTATTTTGCTGATAATTTCTCTGCTATCGCCATTTAATACTCGCCCTCTCGGTAATTTACGTTTATTAGGCACATCAATAGTTCCAGCCTGAACCGTTGGCATCGTTTGTTGTAAGGATTTAATAATATCCTCATCTGTCGCACCTGATTTAAGCGTGGTTTGTGCCATAGATTGCGTATAGGCTTGATGTCCGTCTGAACACTCTAAGAACAAAATAAAATCAAGATTATCTCGCTTAACTTTGACCTTAGTGATTTCGCCTAGATAAATTTGCCGTAAAGTTTGATAACCCACAGATAAGGCAATTTTTTTAAAGGATTGGCTTAATAGTTGGTTGATATGATTGCGGTTTAAACTCCAGATCTGAAATGTAGCTGGATTAGGTTTGTCATTAATAGTTTTGTCAATTTCAAAAGCCACTCTTAGACTATCAATAATCAAGGTTTCGCTATCGTTACTTATGGCAACTTGCCATTGTCGTCCAAATTGTTTCATAAACTCTTACCTAAAATTAACTTGCTTTTTGTAGTGCATAACACTACAATAAATTATTATTATCTGAGGGCGATTTATGATTATTTCGTTTAAACATAAAGGGCTAGAAAAGTTTTATTTAACGGGCAGTAAAGCAGGCATTCAAGCTAATCATGCCGCGAAACTTAGTAGAATTTTAGCTAGATTAGAAGTAGCAAAAATACCTCAAGATATGAATATTCCAGGCTGGAATCTTCATTCATTAACAGGCAATCTTGCTCAGCATTGGAGCGTAAAAGTCAACGGAAATTGGCGTGTTACTTTCAAACTAGAAAATGGCCACACTGAAATTGTCGATTATCAAGATTATCATTAGGAGAATATCATGACTATGTTTAACCCTCCTCATCCAGCAGAAATTCTCAGAGAAGATATTTTGCCAGAATTGGGATTAACAGTTACAGAAGCAGCTAAACAGCTTGGGGTTAACCGTGTTACCTTATCTCGCCTATTAAGCGGAAAATCTGCAATTAGTGCTGATATGGCATTGAGATTGCACGCATGGTTAGGCGAAAATAGTCCAACACCTGAAAGCTGGTTGCATCAGCAAGCTAATTATGATTTATGGATTGCTTCTCAAAAACAGCAATTTAAGATCACGCCTACGCAATCATTGAATTATTCTTGCTAAATTTTCTCACCAATATACAAAAAACATCTTGATCCTAAATCGTTCAAACTCATAGGATCAAGATTTGCTCCGCTTTCATCACTTAGCCATAAAAAATAAGGCTGCGTAGTGCGTTCAAGCAATTTAACACCACAAACCAAGGCTAACCCTTGGCAAATTTGTTTTTGGTTGATTGGCTCAAAAACGTCCATGGTCCAACAATTTCCAATGCTATTAAATCGCAAGGTAATTCTGATCTTGCGGTTTAAAAATTCAATAGTTTGTTCCTGAAAAGGCGCATTTGTGATAGGGATTTGATGTAGTTCCATATTTTTACCCAT